GTGTAGTGCAGAGGCATGCAGCGCACAGGCTCGTCGCGGGTGAGCTTGGCCTTGGTCTCCTCGCCAATGTTCCACGTGATCTTGTGCCACGCGTCACTGGCATAGGACCCGCTGCGCTTTGCCGCGCGGCGCTCCTGTCTCGTTCCGGCAGGCTCTTTTTTGGTGAAGCCGGGCTGGTTCAGGAGAGAGCACATGGAGGCGACGGTCAGGACGTGCATTATCCGCCTATGCATGTCCTCTTCGCTTCCCTCTCTGGTGCTGTACAGCCCTGCCTCGACCCCAAGAATATACGCACCCTGATCTATGGGCGCGAAGTAGGGCGACACAATGTAAACAACGACTCCTCCGTTACCCCCGTGATCAGCCTCGGACGCGAGATAGGCAAAGGGGAAACCCCCATCGTCCTCGTGATGCGGAAAGCGGATATTAGTGCCGCGTGACCAGAACATGCAAACCTTTGAGGGCAGGCGGAAGTCTTCATCCAGCACCAAAGTGTCAGAGGTCTTCCCGTGAAACTGCGTCTCAAAGACCATGTCCGTGGCCTTGGACACCCCCTCGTCAAGCTCGTAAAAGTCGGCCATCGACAGGTTAGCGAGAACATCCTTCGCCCGAGTGCGGATTTCCTCGTCAATCACCTTGGTGTCCACGATCCGCTGGTTCGCATTGCGGCACATCTCCGCCATCTCGACAACGGAGCTCGGCTCTCGGACCTTGGTCATGCGTGAAAATCCTCCACGCCAAAGTCGCCGCCACTGATCAGAGCAAAGGCAAACATGCCGGGGTGGTCGTTCTCGAACCGCTCTCGCGCCTCGAACTGGGTCTGGCAGGAATAGATTTCGTAGGCCATGTTCAGGTCCTCGTCTTGCCACATGAAGAGCCAGCGCATCACCATCTCCCCAACCGTTCCAGCGCCACATACGAGCGGGTGAATGACTTGATCATCCGATCCACGGCTGCAATGTCCCAGTTGAACGAGTCACGCAGGTCCTCCCCGTCGGGGTCGTTTGCGGCAATTTTGCCCCGGCACCGGACAAGAGAATGGCGGTACTCTTCCAGCGCGCAGATGACGATGTCGGTGTCGGTTGCTCCGAGTTTAATGGCCATCACTCCACCTCCCCGTGCGCCCGCATCAAGGCCCTCAAGCGCAGCACCAGCGCCGCGCGCTGCATGTAAAACGTCATCTGGGCGACATCCCTGTAGTCAGGCATCTCGCCAAACTCGCTGGCGGTGATGTCGTTCAGAGCACAGGCCAGAGCTACGTTGGCCTCGTCAAGGCTCAGGTAGATCATCTGTTCTTTGTTCTTGGGCATTGTAGTCTCCTTGGTTTGTTGTGTTGGTATGACTTGTGTACTACAAACAAGTTGGGGTGTCAAGGTTGGGGGTGAGGGGTGCTTGGGTGGGAGGTTCGCGGGCCTCGGACCTTGGTGCTTTACGAGTTCTCCTTATAGCGCCAAATCTCAAACGAAAAAAAAAAAAAAAAAATAAATTCAAAGTGACCGTAAACACCGTAAAATGCGTAAATATGACCTATAAGTATTTGATTTCCACAAACATTATTTTTTACACTACGAAAAAGTCATTTACGGTTCATCGTAAAATCTTCTCAGTCTGCCCTGTCCACTTTCGTTTTCTGCAGGCGAAACGCCTCTCGTTTGGGAAAAATCGCTATAAGGGGAACTCGGCGGAGGCCCTGCTTGTAAAGACTTGCCATGCCCGGTATGATTGTTGAAACACCACAAGTAGACAGGTGCAGCATGGTTGAGAAGAAGAAGCCGGGGCCAGTGCCTCGGGCGAAGTGGGAAAAACTTGTTGACCCCGAGCCCCTCTTGAAATCGCAGGCCGAGCTGGAGCTCGAAGAAGAGTTTGGCCGGGAGATCACTGTCAGGCAGCGAAAATTCTGCGAGGAGTATGTGGAAGGGCGGATGACCGCATCCGAATGCGCCCGGCAGGCCGGATACAATGTTGCCTCGGCTGGCGACATCGCCTCGAAGCTTCTGAACGGTCGCGACTTCCCGCACATCCCCCGATACATTGCCCAGCTCCGCGAGGAGAAGGAGCGTCTCTATGGCGTCACCCTGTCGGGCCAGCTTGAACGGCTTTACAAACTGTCCCGCGCCGCCGAAGACGGCGGGCAATTCTCTGCCGCTATCAACGCGGAGAAGATCAGGTCTGCGCTTGGTGGCCTGACGGTTGACCGCCGCGAGAACATCAACACCATCGACCAGATGACGCGGGACCAGATCACCGCCCGCCTTGCCGAGCTGCAGCAGAAATACCCGCAGGCCTTCATCGTTGACGCGGAATATACGGAGGTGCCCAGTGGCAGGACCAGAGGCAAGGGTGTGGGCAAATATGCGGAAATCGCTGCCCCCGAGGTGCCACGCGACACGGATTGAGAACCGCCACGGCGGCGGCATCCCCGATGTGCACATTGCCATCGAAGGTGTGAGCTTCTGGGTCGAACTGAAGTCCGCAAATAATGGGCCCCCAGCTCTGCGTCCGCAACAGGCTGCTTGGCATGCCAGACAGGCCTCCTGCGGTGGCCTCTCATACGTGCTCTGCGGTTTTTCCACGTCGCCCTACCTGAAAATCTGGAGGGCCTCTGCGCCCTCTCCTACGAGCTCTGCGGGCATGCTCTGCGGCCCCGCGCTGATCGAGTCCGACAGCATGGCCGAGGCCCTGCGTCTGCTCTTTGCGGATGCTCTGCGGCTGAACGCTGAGCGGAGCTCTGCGGCCCTGCGCTTGGCGGGCGGAACGGAAAAGACCCCCGACGCATAAGCGCCGGGGGCAAGGTGGCCGCGCCCGAGGCGGAAGGGCGCGGCGCGGCAATCAATAATCCAGAGCAATCCCGGTGAATCCGGTGATGCTGGCCACCCTGCGGCGGCGGTCAATGTCCAGTAGCCGAAGGGCCAAGGCCTTGGCGTCAGCATATGACGCGGCCCCGACTTCTTCTGTGTATTCTGCGGCCCGGCCTGCTGGTGTGCAATAACGCACCGTTATTTGATACATCATGCGGGCCCCCTCAATGCTGCACAATCGCGACGGATTTAGGCGAGCGGGTCGCAAGCCCCGCGCAAAGCTTGCAAGCTTCGCAGGTTGTCCGCTTGCCCGCCTCTTTACTGGCCGGGCACATAACTTCGCGGGCAAGGTCGATCTCTGCGACGTCCTGCACCACGCGGAACGTGCGGGCCCCGGCTTGCCAGAATGCCAAGGCCTGCGCGTATGTGTCAGCGCTTTGCATGGCCATATCTGGCCGGAATCCTGCCCGGTGTGTGTATGCGGTCCACCCTGCGGCTTCGCTCAAAAGCGCGTCCCAAACTTCAGACGGCACGGCCCCGGGGTCTCCGTATGTGCCCACGCGCACCATACGGCCCCGCCCCATGTCCGCCGCGCTTTGCTGCACATAAAGGCCGCGCAAGTAAGCTTTCCAGATGGACAAAACACCCTGACCAAGAACGACATAGCATGTCCGCCCCTTGGCTTGCTTTGCGGCCGGGTCCGATGTCGGGATGCCCCGGTGCTGGCAGGTGCCGCAAATCGCCTCATCTGCCCCGGTTTTGCTGGCCGTTAGCGGGTCCATGTCATCCCGCAAGATGTAAGTCTGCAGCATCTCGCCCGTCTTTTTGTTCCGCTTGGAATAGGTCACAAGGACCACAATCGGAGAGCCGTCTATCAAGGACGGGCCCCGATAGATCACGCCCCGCAAATTTGTTTCCCCCGCCCGCTTGCCTAATCCCTTTTTCATTTCGCCGTTCTCCTTTTGCCGTTGCCCGGCGGACCGGGGGCCGGGGTCCGTGCTCTGCGGGCCCGCCGCGTCTCTTTTGTTGCTCTGCGGGCCCGCCGCGCGGTTTTTTGTTGCGCGGCCTTGCGTCTCTGCGACCCCGCCGCGTCTTTTTGTTTCACGTGAAACAATGAAAAAGGCCCGCGAATCGCGGGCCTTTGTGCCTTGGCGCGCGGGCCTTGGCTATCGGTTGTCGTATTCGTCCGCCGCTTCACAGTATGCCGCGAATGACGGGGCCTTGTTCACGTCCGCCCATGATGCGCCTTGCACCTCATTGCCGACAAGCCGGAACAGATGTTCCGTGGCCGGGTCCTGATCATAGCCGCATGCAAGGTGTATCGCGCAAAACTCGCGGTATGGGATAGCTAATTCAAGCATGTTCCGCCTCCGCCCATTTCCAGCCGATTTCATGGAACCTCCGGCCAAGGATCATTCGATCCTTGGCCATGATGCTATAGATACGGTTGGCCCCTGCGCGTGTCGGGTATAGGCAACCGCGCGTTAGCGCGGTCACCCATTCGTTTTTCTTGCGGTCCCAATAGTGCCGGGTCAAATCGTCTCGGCGGGTTGCGAAGATATAGACCATGGTTCAGGCCAACCGTTCAAGGGAAAGCTCGCGCCACGTGCTCCGCGGGCCTTGGGTCACAAGCCAGTCCGGGGTGCAAGCCACGAGCGTGGCTTGGGCAAGAATCTCCTTGGCGTATGTGTCCCCACCCTCAAAGTCGCCGTATGTCATAGGCGACTTGGCCCATACGAACCAACGCGCGTATTGGTCCTTGGCCTCATTCTCCGGGGTCTTGTAGGTCTTGCATACGTGCCAAGTCCACTGGCCCGCCTTGTATATTGCATAAGGCGCGTCAACCGGGCGGGACTTGCTGAAGGGGTTTTTTGCTCCGGCCATGGTTCAAGCCTCCATATCAAGGGTTGCAAGGAAAGAGGTTAGATCAGCAATCGCCTCCTTGTATGCGCCGCGACCATAGGCCTTCCCGGTATACTTCCCGGCCATTGCCAACACGTCACCCTTGCGGACCCCGCGCCGGGGTTGCATCCCCAAGGCTATCATCTGCAGGTGCGCGCGGGTTGTTGCGGCCATGAACCGCGGGTTATTGAGGGGGTTAGCTATCGTTGTCATTGCCATTACCTTTTTTGTGACGGACCCAATGTCCGTGCTTGTAGATTATCAACAACCCGCAAGGGGGTCAACCCCCTTGTGCAAGGCCCCCGGGCCAAGGCCCCCGGCCCGCGCGCCGGGGTAACTGGACCCGATCCCCGGCGCAATCCGCGCGGATCGAAGAGGGGGGGACCCCCTTTTCGGGCCCCGCGCCTCCGCGCGGCGGCTACTATGTTGGTTTCACAGATTCATTCGTCCCTAAATCCATTGCCCAAGGTCCGCGAACCAAGACCCCAAGTACCCCACAAAAAATATACAACCTAATTTCATTTGGACTTGTTGACAAAGAACAACCAACCATCTACCAAGGTCCAAGA